TGCCGTTTATCTTCACCTTGACCGTTTCCTTACAGTAGAGGAACGGCCAGCCTTCATAGCGGTCGAGCGCCGCCTCGTCGGCGGGTGTTATCTCCCAAACCAGAACCGGGACGCTGCTTCCTTTTTTAGGCTCCACCGTTGCTACCGCGCCCGTACGCGAACCCCTAAACAGGAGCCGCCAGTCTTTCATCTTACTTTTGCCGATTACCCTGGCGGTTGGGCATCGGCCAGCCATCTGCGCAAGATTCAGGTTGGAGCCGTAGGCAATGTACAGTTTGTTATTCTTATCCATAAAGGGTATCCTCCTTTTTAACTGGCTTCGGCGGCGGCTTAAGCCGCCCGAAACCTCCATGCCGCTGAGCCTTCCAGGTGTTTGCAAAGGTGCTCGCGGCAGTTTTTGAACTCGTCGCCAATGAAGCCGATGCGGTTCAAGTAAGTCCGCATGGCGAACTTTTCGTTTTCAACCTGGGGCTTCCTGGCGCTGGCGCTTTTTTGGGTCAATGCCTGGTGGTTTATGGCCAGGGCTAAAACTATGTAGCTCCTGATTTTGCCCGCGTGCAGTTCGCTGTTAAAGCCCCTTAGCTCGACCGTATGGTTGCCGTTAAAAAAGCTGTGCAGGTTCAAAAAGTGGTAGCGGCTCTCATGGTAGTGACGGCTGCGGCTTTCCAAGTAGCCTTCGTACCAGAGCTCCTCAAATTCCCGCATGGTTTTCGGCTTTCTGACGTTTATCTTTTCCACCAAAGCATTATCCATCTTCTTGCAAAATCTCATCCGTTCCGGCTCTATCTGCAGGGCCTTGTAAAAAAGGTCGTTCTTGCTGGCGATGATGTTGATGAAGTTTTTAATGCTTCTTGGTGTATGGTTTGAGCCATCCAAGTGGATATGTATCCCGCAGGAGGGGTTGGTTAAGGCGCCCGCTTTGCGCAGTTTCCTGACCAGTTCCTGCAGGGTAGTAATGTCTTCACGGTAGGTAAGCACTGGGCTTACCAGTTCAACGCTGTATTCGTGCTCGGCGCTGATCCTTCTGCCGTTCACCTTTACTTCCCGGCGAATGCTCCCGTCGCTCATAAACTTCCAGGCTCGCCCGTCCGGTGTGTGTACCTTTTTGGTGTCGTAGCTGTCCCGGCAGTTTTCAATCCTTCCGTTTAGAAACTGCGCCGCAACCTCAGCGGCTTGGCTTCTGGTAATCCCGGTGAATTCAATCTCGATCCCAAATTTGGCGTTAAACATGCTATCCAAGCTCCTTTCAGGTGTGTTTTTCTTTGGTGTGTACATATATCACTCTGAAAGGGCTATATAGCAAGGGATTTAAGCAAAATAAATGGCTGAAACCCGCATAAATATTGGCTTTAATCTTGGCGGTTACCCCCAGTTATTCTTCGAGTTTTCTGATTTCATCTTCACCGAAAACTGCCCCCAGCCTGCTGCCCGAGTCCCAGTCAACAAACACCGTGCCGGTATCGTCGATAAAGGATACGCTGCCCCGGTCGCCGGGCTTTAACCTGGTGTACGGGTCCTCCATACGGACCAATTCGACCCGCGTACCCGGGGGATAATATGACCTCAAAGCCTTTAACATTTCAGGATGAATCTGCTTCATGCTTCAGTCTCCTCCTCCAAATTGCGCTGGCCGTTTTTGAAAGCAGCGCTGCCGGTTAACCTGGAGAGCAGAATTTTTCGTTCCGTTTTGTATTCCGGCCCGATAAATCCTAAGCGCAGCAGGAAGCAGCGAAAAGCGTATTTTTCGTTATCATAAGTCTTTTCGGTGGCGGTTACCCGATGCTGGTTCTTGGCCATGGCGCAGAGCGCACCGATGAAGCGGGCATAGGCGTTGACTTCTTCCGCTGCAAGGCTTCTGGAGAACCAAGGGAAACGCAGCCTGTCCTCGGTCAGTTCAATTGGCAACCTGTCTGTGTCCAGGGCTTTCTTAATAAGAGTTTCCTTGCTCTTAACCAGCCGCTCCAGATTGGCAATGGCGGCTTCGGTAAAACCTTTCCTGGGCATCTCAATAACCAGTTCGCTCGGCGCTTCAAATTGAAATCCGCGTTGGTCAAGCTCGTTTAATAGTTGCTCAAGATCTTCCTCACTGTTGTTTTCACTGGCGCTGAGAGTGCCTTCTTTGTTGACGGTAAATCCGCCTATGACATAAGCAAATGTGGGAGCGCCTTTGTATTCCGGTGCAGTATTAAGGATTTCGCTGATCACCTGAACCAGTTCTTTGCGCCTAGCGCCGGTAATGTTAAACTTAAATTCCATGAGATCGACCACCTTTCTTTTTGGTAGTCATATACATCACTCTTAAGCTGTGGAATAGCAAGCCTTTATACCAGTTTTGGTACACTGTTAAAGGGTATTTTCTGATCATCGCGCATGATAAAAACATCAATGTCGGAACCCTTAAACTCAATGTACCTATTCACAATAACATCACAGAACTTCTCATCCAGTTCCACGGTGTGGCAAATCCGGCCGGTCTGCTCACAGGCGATCAGGGTGCTGCCCGAACCACCGAACGGATCAAGAACAATACAGCCTGTCATACTGGAGTTGAGTATCGGGTGAGCCACCAGCGGCACGGGTTTCATGGTCGGGTGGTCAGCGTTCTTCCTGGGCTTGTCAAACTCCCAGATGGTAGACTGCTTACGGTCGGAGTACCAGGCATGTTTGCCCGTTTTCTTCCAGCCAAACAGGATCGGCTCGTGCTGCCACTGGTAAGGCGAGCGCCCCAGTACCAGCGACTGCTTTTTCCAGATGCAGGTCCCCGAGAGATAGAATCCCGCTTCCGAAAAGGCTTTACGAAAGTTTAATCCCTCAGTATCTGCGTGGAACACATAGATACTTGCGTCCTTGGCCATCGCCTTTTCGGTCAGGGTGAAAGCATCAAGCAGAAACTGATAGAACTTTTGGTCCGCCATATTGTCATTTTTAATTTTGCCTGCTGTACCCTCATAGTTGACGTTGTAGGGAGGGTCAGTCACCACCAGGTTGGCAAGTTTACCGTCCATAAGCAGGGAAAAGGTCTCCGCTTTGGTACTATCGCCGCAGACCAAGCGGTGATGCCCCAGCAACCAGAGGTCACCCGCCTTAGATATAGCGGGCTTGGCCAGTTCGCCTTCTACATCAAAGTCATCTTCTTTAACGTCCTCGGCACCGCCCAGTAGTTTGTTCAGTTCCGCGTCATCAAAGCCGAGAAGAGATACGTCAAAATCGGCAGCCTGCAAATCGGCAAGCTCTACCGAGAGCATCTCCGCGTCCCAGCCAGCGTTCAGGGCAAGGCGGTTATCGGCTATAATATAGGCCCGCTTCTGGGTTTCAGTCAGGTGTTCTGCGAACACACAAGGTACTTCAGTAATACCTTCCTCCTTGGCAGCGAGGATGCGCCCGTGTCCCGCGATAACATTGAGGTCTTTATCTACGATGACCGGGTTGACGAAGCCGAACTCCCTGAGTGATGCTCGAAGCTGAAGTATTTGCTCCTTGCTATGGGTGCGGGCATTGCGAGCATAAGGTACTAACCGGTCGATATAAACTTTTTCAAAACGCTCGGTTGTGTTCATCTATACCTACCGTCCTTTCCTGCCTGACAGCAGGGCTTCCATAATATCATCCTGCGGGTTGCCGACAAAGGCTGTAGTGCAATTCTGTTTTACGATGTCAAAAATCTCGTACCAAATGAGGTTGGCCTGCTTCTGAAAAGATTGGCTCATCTGTACGAAGGGACTGGCTATAGCGCCGCCCGTAGTCGGATGTTTGCCCAAAAGCCCATAGGTGCTGATGGCTTCCTCACATTGGATGTAGCGAGTGAAAGCCTGAGCATAGGCCTCAATCAATCTTGGGTTAACGAATTTATCACACCCGCGCTCTTTAAGCCATTTCCAAGTTTCTCTGAACAGATCGTCAGCGCCCAGCGGCTTACCGTCTCTCTGTCTCGCGCTGAGGTAATCGCTGGGCGTTGGCATATCTTCTCCGTATAAATCGGCCGCATCGTTAAGGTCGTCCGCTTCAAGCATCGACTCGGGATGCAGTTCCGGGGCTGCTAAAACTTTTGCGGCCTTTCCGGCCGAGATTTTGTCAGCCAGGGGCTGCGGCTTGTCACCGGCGCGAACCCTGCGGCCGCCCCTATTGGTCCCGTCTTTTGCCACAAGCCTTCACCTCCTTGCTTTGGCAGGGTTTAATCCCCCGTTTGAACCGCGATTTTTACGCGCGAAGGGGGCCGCCCGTTCTCCATAGGTAGGGCTGTAGAGATTTAGATCCCCCTGGGGGTGACATGAAACTCATTTCCGCCAACGACCGCCTTCGCGGGCAGTGATCTCGGAGTGACAAGACGTACACAAACTCATGAGGTTGTCCACATCGTTGGTGCCTCCTTGGGATAGCGGCTTGATGTGGTGTACTTCCTCAGCAGGCGTGATCCGTCCGTCCTTTTGACATTGCTCGCAAAGTGGGTGCGCCGTGATATATCTATCCCGAATACGCTTCCAACTCCTGCCGTAACGTTTCTTCACGGCTGGGTCCCGCTGATAGCGTTCGTATCGTTTTGCTTCGTCCTTGGTGTGCTCCTCGCAGAATCTGCTGGCTGTCAGCTTGGGACAGCCAGGGTGGGAACACGGCCGCTTGGGCTTGTATGGCATTGGTTCACCTCGTTATTGGCATACAAAAAGCCCCCGCGGTTGTAACTCCGCGAAGGCTCTTGATACAGCTTTCGATATTAATATTATACTTGGTCCTCAGGCAAACACTCCCTCATAATTCCCTCATCTTTATCCGAACAGCATACTGCGCAGGTGGTTCAATGCATTGCTCCTTAATCTCTCCACGTGGCTTTCGCTGTAACTAAGTTCATTCATCAGACGGTAGGTTGCTCCGGACTTCTGATTGTCGCCCATGTAGTATTCAGATAAAATGTGCTGCTCGGTATCGGTCAGGCTGGACCAGGCAGGCTCGAACCATGCCATGTACTCAATCGCCTGGCTGTAGCGTTCCTTCAGGATGTCCAGCTTGTCAATCTGCGCTGCCAGTTTGTCGGCTCCAGCCTGGGGGTTCCTGGCAGACGGCATCCTGGATAGCTTCGGGATTCTAGGTGTTATCATTTTTTCGTACACGTTTTTGATTTCCTCTGGAGTGTTGTTGATGATAAACCGCATATTATTATAGTCGCGGATGGCGGCTACGGTAGCGGCGTTCTTATTAATATATTTCAGCGCAATCATGCTGCCACCTCCTTAAGGTTTGCTTTTACCGCATCTATCAAAGCGGTCTGGGTTTTGTCTTTGAGTCGTAAGGCTTGCATTACTTGCTCGTCAATCGTACCTTTGGTGATAATGTGATGGATAACAACTGTATCCTTCTGACCTTGCCGCCAGAGCCGGGCGTTGGTCTGCTGGTAGAGTTCCAACGACCATGTCAGCCCAAACCAGACCAGAGTGGAACCGCCCGCCTGCAGATTAAGTCCATGCCCGGCGGATGCCGGGTGGATCACGGCCAGCTGTATTTCTCCGTCATTCCATCTCTTGATGGAATCGCTGCTGTCCAGCTTCTCGGCGGGGAAGCGCTGAAGTATCCGCTCCAGATCATGCTTGTACCAGTAGGCAATGAGAACCGGTTTGCCATTGGCAGCTTCGATTACATCCTCAAGAGCATCCAGCTTGCGATCGTGGATTTTGGCTACTGAGCCATCGTCGGCATAAACCGCACCATTAGCCATTTGTAGCAACTTGTTTGACAGGCTGGCGGCGCTTCCGGCATCAATCTCTTGTCCTTCCAGTGAAAAGGCCAGATCCCGTTTCATGGTGTCATAGACCTTTTTCTCTTTGTCCGACAGCCGAACGGAGATCTCGTTTACCACGCATTCCGGCATATTGAGGTAGTCTGTGTTTTTCATGCTGATGGTGATATCGGAAATACGGCGGTAAATTTCATCCTCTGCTCCGGGTAGCGGTTTATAGCTAAATACCACAAGCTGATTGCGCTTTTCCGGAGTAAAGAATTTGTTACGGTAATGGGTGATGAAGCGACCGAGCCGCTGACCCATGTCAAGAATGCCGATTTCCGCCCATAAATCCATGAGACCGTTACCGGATGGTGTGCCTGTTAGCCCAACGATGCGTTTTACCTTCGGGCGGACGCGGCGAAGTGCCTTGAATCGCTTTGAACTATATGCCTTGAAGGAGGAAAGTTCGTCAACCACCACCATGTCGAAATCGAAGGGAAGGCCGCTCTTATTAACCAGCCAGTCCACGTTTTCCCGGTTGATAATATACACATCAACGTTTCGCATCAGTGCAAACTTGCGTTCCTGTTCAGTGCCAATGGCCACTGAGTATGTCATGCCTTTCAGGTGATCCCACTTTTCGATTTCAAAAGGCCAAGTATCTCGTGCCACTCTGAGGGGGGCAATAACGAGTACCTTGCGGATGAGAAAACTGTCTAGCACAAGGTCAAAAATGGCAGTCAGCGTAATTACGCTCTTGCCAAGCCCCATATCCAGAAATACCGCCGAAATAGGATGCTGCAGTATGAAATTGGTTGCATATGTTTGGTAGTCATGAGGACAATATTTCATCAATCATCTCTCCAATCTGCTCGGCACCGTCAATGCAGAATACTAAATACCCTAACGCCTCCAGTTGCCTTTTTCGCTTTTCCTGCAAAGGACGAAGTCGCTTCCCTGGTGCTTTAAGTTCTACGAAGGCAAGCTTGCCATAGGGTAGAAGTACTAAGCGGTCAGGCACACCATCAAAACCTGGTGAGATAAGCTTCAGGGCGATGCCGCCCATCGATTTGACTGTGTTTGTGAGTTTTATTTCTATGGTTTTTTCTCTCATACAATTCCTTTCTGCCAGTTCCAAGGTTCCAAAGTTCCAAGAATTCCATATAACCTATACGCGCGTATATGAGGTAAACACGATACCCTTTCTCTATATACAAAAATATTTATATATTTTGGAACCATGGAACCCTTGGAAAAAGTGTTGATATTTCAAGGTTCTAAGAGGTTCCATGATTAAGATTTTCGGTTCCATCAATGGTTCGCACCCATACATACTGAGCGCCATAACCCTTAATTTTCTTTTTCTGGCCGGAGTACACCCAGCCGCCGATCTTTTGCATGATTAGCTTGATTTTGTAACTGTCAGCCTGGCGCTCGAATTTACCCCGGTCATTGCCGAAGCATTCACACCAGATTTCCATATTGCTGACGTACTCGCGCTTAATCTTGCCTTCCGGCCGCAATGGGTCGTCCGAGGAAAAGTAATGTTTCCGGCTGTACAAATCCATATCATACCAACCTTCCGGCAGGAGCATATCGAGGTATTCGCGCACCATGCCTTCGCGCTCATCAGCCTCCAGCGCCGCCGTCTGTTCCGCTTTTGCTTGCTGGGCGACTTTTCCTTCAAGATAGAGTTTTTCTCCCTGCATCCAGTAGTGCTTTGCTTCAGCCCAGATCTGCGGCACATCAGTTTCGGGCAAATCCCAACCTTTATTACTGCCGCCCCAGACACGCACCACCCAGAAACGGCGATTGCCGGTGGTATCACGCAGGAATCCTGCGTTTTCCGCATTCGTAGAGCCGACGATAATACATTGGCGCGGATGGCTTTCGACTGTCCGCCCATAGGAGGGGCGGTACTGGTCGTCTTGTCGGGAGAGAAAGCCCTTTATGTTGTTGACGTCCATTTTCGATAGACCCGCTAATTCAGGAATTTCTACAATCCAGACACCCTGAATCTTTTCTGCAGCATCTTTACCTTTGCCCATATCGGTAAAGTTTAGGCTATCGGAAAACCATTCTCCGGCCAGCCGGGCAAAGAAAGTGGATTTACCGAGGTCGGTCCGTCCGTTTAAGACCAGCATGGAGTCAAACTTGATGCCCGGCTGATAGATACGGGCCACCGCCGCCGCGAGGGTTTTACGCGTGACCATTCTGGTATACTCCGAATCCTCCGCGCCAAAATACTTAACCAGCAAGGTTTCCACACGATTGACGCCGTCCCATTCGGGTAGATTGTCCAGGTAATCACGAATAGGATGGTAGGCGCGGTCATCTGCCACCTTGGTAAGCGCAAGCTCATAGTTGCGGGAAGAAAATGTGCCGTAGGTTTTATCTACATAAGCAACCAGCTGCGCCATATCCGCATCCCGCCATGGCTGATACGGACGTTCCCACGGCAGAGCGTCATCACCATATATTTGATTGGCAAGCCGGTTATACCGGATGCCTTGCAGCTTTGGGTCGTTTTTTAGGATGAGCAGCAGGTTGCCAAGGGAGTTTTTAAGCACGGTAGAGCGTGGCTCATACTCCAGTTTTTTCTCCCAGTCTGTATCTACCACGGCAAATTCAGCCGAAGCCTGTGTCCGGCGTTCTTCTGCCAATAGCAGTTTTACACGTTCGTCATTTACAGCAAGCTCCGACATTGCCTTATAGGACGGCAGCTTATTTACCGGGGTATCTTCTGCGGACTTATCGTCAAGGCTTCGAAATTTATGAAGCCGTACCAGGTCAAACGCATTTAACAGTTTTCCGCAGACGGGGTCGGTGGCATGATGGCTATAAGCGAACACGCTGTCATAGATAACCACGCCCGCGCTGCTGTCAGCTGGTATATAGTCGTATCTTCCATTCATAGCGGACGGCTCATATACATCGGAGAGGAAGGTGTCGATTGCGTCTTCAACAGTATAGGCACGGTTGAACGCACCGATGATACCCGGCTTGGTAAGCGGATTACCGGCTTCGGCGACACCACTTCGCGCCACCTCGGATTGGCGGCTGGAGCGCGGCCATGTGGACTCGTCCTGCCAATCGTCATAGCGTGCAAGATATATATCCGGGTCAAGATTGCTGCCATCTTTTTTCTGAAACCAGAATTTACCGTTCATCGAAGTAGACGGCCAGTACATGAGCCGGTGGGCTTCATAAGTTGTATCATCGAACAGGTCAATTCCAATGTCCTTTGCTACCATCCGGGCTACCGCAGGATATTCCGCTTCGCTAACATCGCGGGAAAGTGGGATGGCAAGGCGGATACGAGGCTTTTCAGGAGTATGCTTATGGGTGGAGTAGGCACAGCACTTAAAGCCGCACTTCATAATGACTTCATCCCAAACCCCCGGCGTTCCGTAGTCCATATCTAAAAGAATCATGGAGCGGCAGAGTACAAAGCCCTTTTTGCGCCTACCTTCGCGCAAATGACCGGCTACATAACCGCCTACATCCTTGATAGCATCCTGCTGACCTTTTTTCAGTTTGCGGTATTCCTCTACGGTTTCCGTCGTGCGGACGGTGGAACTGACTCGCATGCAGAAATCCTCCCAGGATATGTCGCTGTTTTTCCACTTCTTATCCATGCGACTATTGCCGTAAGAAATCTTCATCCTGAAACCTCCCTGCAGTCCTCAGAAAAATATCTGATAGGGTATTTCTTTCGCTTGGCTCTCTCAATCTCTGCCTTCATGCCGGAGGAGATATAAGTGCCAAACACCCAGACTTCAGCGCATTTTGCCATGAGTACATTGCCAAAGAATAATCCTAGGCTGCGTTCTGCCAGGTTATTGTCATCTAAAAACTGAGGATATAGCAGGTGCGGTGTGATAGGGATATATCCCATATCAACCGCAAACCGGCTGTACCGTCTAGCTGCCTTGACATTGCCATCGATATCCCCGGAGTAGGGAGAACAGATATACACAAGGGGCCAAAAAGATCTAACGGCCTTTTCCTCTTGCTCTATAGATGTTAAAGCTTCATAGGCGGTGGGGTCATAGTAGCCTTCTAAGTTGTATTTGTCGGTGCTCATAGCGTCATCTCACACTTTTGGGGAAGGAACAGGGTTTCCAACACTTCATAGGCATAACTGTTGGTGAACTTAAAACGGTCATCATTCGTTTGGCACTTTTGAATTTCATAACCGTGCTGGCGTGAGTATGCTGATGCTGCCCGGCCGTTGCGCTGGCAAGTTTTCATGTCCCATCCCATATTGAAGTGCTGGTTGAATTTCATAATTGTCCAAAATTTCTCGGATTCATTGAGCCTTATGGCTAATTCTTCATTTTGGGCAGCCAATTTGGCATTTTTCATCTGTTCCTCTTTAAGCTGTGTTAAAAGCCGAATGCCGAAGTCAGGATCGGCAAGTATTTTATCAATAGTTGTCTCCGTCATATATGTGCCATGCTTGCGGATAGAGGGGAGAACTTCGTCAAACACCCAGCGTTCAAAACGAATGGCACCGGGAAGGTTAGAGCGGATAATGAGACGGTAAAGGTCACCCTCGGGTATGAAAGTTTTTTCAATCGTTTTATTTGGATTTTGCGGATGGGGTACTCCCTGTTTTAGGGAGTACCTACAATGCATCGCTATTGCATTATGTGGTTTGGCATACCCCAGAATGGTGGCGCATTCCGTTGCTGGGAAATAGGCCTTGTCATTAATCATTAGCACACTTAATGAGCCGAATTCACTGTTGTTGAAAATCTGTATTTGGTTATTCATAGCGACCCTCCAATCTTGACCCGCTGCATTTCTGGCAGTAAACCGTTGTGCCATACAGGTCACCCTCGTCATCGCTGAACAATTCTGCTAGGTTAATTTCTACCTCACACCCACAGCCGGGGCAGGTACAGAACACATTGTCATCGTGGATTTCCACAATTACCTCAACCGCGTCGCTGATCTTTTCTCTTACATAAAACATGTTTTTACCTCCCATCTTGAAGGCATCATTGCCCTCTACCATCCACAGGACAGGAGGCACGGTTTTGAGTACTTTATATCAGTCCTTTTTATAAAAATATGTTTCATATCCGTCTGCCCGCAATAAAAGGCCTTTTGCCCAGGGCGGGGTTTGGCCCATTTGATTGCATACAGCCTCAGTGGACATACGGTGATCAGCTTCGATAACAATCTCATCGTGGACGTGCATTACGATGGCGAAGTCTCGAAGATTCTGCATGGCATAGCAGAGGATATCCCGGCTTACTGCCTGGACGATGTTTTCCACAAACTTCGGGCCATAGCTATCAATCCGCTCCCATTTCTTTGTGCCGCCGACACCTTCGTAGGTGACGCAGTCTGATCCAAATCGGTTTTCTCCAATACGCGGTTTCACATATGAAAGACGCCTACCGGATGGAAGAATGATAAAGAGCATTCCGCTCTGATAGAAAAAGCGGATGCCATGTGTCGCTGTGGTGGAACGCTCGTTGACCGCCGTCATAGCGGCACGGTCGATATCCCACCAAAGTCGCACAATATTGGGGTTCGACGACCTCCAGGCGGAAACAAGTGGTTGGAGTTCTTCCTCTTCAAGCCCCATCTCAATTGCACCCATAGCTTTGAGAGCGCCGACTGATCCGCCGTATCCGAGAGCGAGTTCGGCGATTTTACCTTTTTGTCGCAGGTGGCTGTTGACACCGTTTTTTTCTACAGGAACATGGAACATCTGGGAAGCGGAAGCACAGTAGATATCACCGCCGGATTCAAAAACTTCCTGCCGCCATTTTTCACTTGCAAGCCAGGCGATGACCCTTGCTTCAATTGCCGAGAAGTCCGCCACAATGAATTTACAGCCGCTTTTTGGGATAAATGATGTACGGATGAGTTCTGACAGCACATTTGGTACAGATTCGTAGAGCATTTCCAAAGCCGCGAGGTTGCCAGACCGCACAAGGTTTCGAGCCTGTTCCAGGTCGGGCATGTGGTTCTGGGGCAAATTTTGTAATTGTATTAATCTGCCAGCCCATCTGCCGGTTCGATTGGCCCCGTAAAACTGGAACATCCCACGGGCGCGGCCGTCAGCGCAGACAGCGTTTTCCATTGCAACATATTTCTTAATTGATGACTTTGCCAGTGACTGCCTGAGTTCCAGCACCTTACCGAGCGATTCCGGTGCGGTTTTCAGCAGTTCTGCCACAGCCTTCTTGCCAAGCGAATTGGTTTCAAGGCCGTGGTCGGAAAACCATTGCTTCAACTGAACCACAGAATTTGGATTCTCGACTTTGGTCAGTTCCCGTATCATACGGGTCAGTTCGGAGCGTGAACGTTTATCCATATCAATGGCTTGAAGCACAAGAGCCATATCCAGTGCTACACCACGGTCGTTGATCTCCTGGTCGAGGTGATATTCCTCCCAAACTTCCTCCGGCACGGGGAATTTTGCCAGCTTCTTTTGTATGGACATCTCGGATTCCACATCACGACGGTTATAGGCTATGAATGACAACCACTTATCCGGGGCATCGGTTGGCAGATTACGAGTGCGACCACCGTTTGCGGCGGTAGATTTGCATGGTTGGCAAAAGTAGCGGATAAGGTCCTTGCCTTCCGTCAGCTTCTGCTTTTCCAAGCCCAGAACGGCACCGGCTCCCTCCAGGGAAAGGGGTAGCCCCATGTATGCCGACCACACCATCGTGCAGCGCCATGAATTTGGATCAAGATACTGACCCGTGGACATACCCAGCCACTTTGACAAGCAGATGCGTTCAAACTGAGCGTTGAAAGCCCACTTTATCACGTTATCGTCCATAAGCGCATCGACCACTTCGGGTGGAATTTTTTCGCCGCGCGTGAGGTCAACCACCCGAACCTCGCCGCCATCAACAGAATAGCCGAAGAGCAGGATTGCAAAATCCGGTGATTCCGCATAGCGATAGACCCCGCTTTTGGCGAGGTCTACAGTGCTGTACGTTTCTATGTCGATACTGAGCGCCCTCACGAGAGGAAGTCCTCATCGATCTCGGTGGCGAAATCGTCCTCAGCTCTGGACTTGCCGCCAAGAGGTTCACCATCCCGGATTTTCTGTAGATTGTTCAGTCCGCAGGCAATACCTTTGTTACCGTTGCTATTAAAGGCATAGAAGTTGATACTAGCTCTGCCGTAAACTCCGCTGTAAACCTCAGAACGTTCAAGGATGGGCTGGAGATTGGCGTCTACGATACCAGGCGCGGTTGCAGAGTTAGCGTTAATAAAGTAGGCGTTGGCATAGGCGGGATCATCCGGCCGTTCGGTATCGCCGTCACGCAGTGGTGTCTTGATAGCGGAAAGGGGCGGCATAGTTTTGCCGTTGCCTTTCAGCTTAGCCTCACCCTCACGGTAGGCTGATTCAATTGCAGCTTTAATTTTTGCTATGGTGCGAGTGTCGGACTTGGGGATGATGAGCGATACAGAGAACTTAGGAGTGCCTCCGTTAATGGACTTAGCCTCCCAGACGTTGGCATAAGACCAGCGAGTGTCGGGTCCGGTGATAACCTTCATAGGATTACTATTGACTTTGTTTGAATTATTTGACATAAGATTTTCCTCCTTAAAATTCACTAAAATCTTGTTGTGCGGTATGGATTGCCGGGCGTTTATCACTTTCCGGCACAAGCGTGGGTTTGCCTTGAGGTTTTTCAATGTAGCCACCGAGAACTTCTTCAAAACGTTTTTGGCCGAGTAGAGAAGTCATGGCGGTGATACCCAGGACTTTGCGTTCGTAGGGGTCAAATCCAGCCGCGCTGACTGCATCAGCCACCGCAGCCTCGTCAGTGTATCTGCGGTTGGAGCGGCCTTCGACCAGTTTCCACCCGTTCCATTGCTTACCTCCGAGGGCAGTCTGCAGGGCGTAGTTCTTGATGTCGTTGGCCCATGAAATTAGACTGTCGATTTTCCCAAGGATATCTTCAACCTCATCGTTCTCCAACAGAGGGGGAAGCTTGAAGTCATATCGGGCGAGTTCCAGATTACGTTCGGCTCTGGCACGGCACTCGTGCTTCACTTTGCAGAATAGGCACCATTCGCCGCAATTGAATTCTCCGTCCCCGGCGTAAGCGAGTTCGGCAGTTGGCTTTAAAATTTCCTCAGCCCATTGGTACAAGGATTCCTTGAATACCGTGTAGGTGGACACGTTATCGCGCCTGGGTTGGTAGATGGTCATGGAAACCGTATCGATGTCGTAGATACCATCAAAAATCTCCAAAGCTCCCAGTGCATACAGCTTCATTTGCGGGTTATCCTCTGCTTCTACCAGTACTCCTTGTCCGTGTTTATAATCCACGATGTGGAGTGTACCGTCCGCGATAACTAAACAGTCGCCGGTACCGAAGCCGCCCTCAACGTATTTGGAAAAGTCGAGCCGCTGTTCGATAAGAACAACCGGGTCGGCACAGCTTTGTTTGGCCATTTCAACCAGTTCGAGGATATAGGCGGCATAGCCGTTGGTGCAGTCCTCCATTTCCGCGTTGTAGAAGGAAAGGTCAGCGGTGGGGTCTTTGGCACGTATACCTAGTGCGACCTTCAGCTTGTACTCGCAGAGCATATGGGCCGACGTTCCTTCAGCGGCATATTCGCTGCCCTTGTCCTCATAACTCTCGCAGAGCCTAGCCGAAGGAGGGCAGTTCAGCCACCTGTGAGAGGAGGAAGCGGAAAGGAGAGCGTGGCCCAGGCCAGCTTCTCTTGTGCCTACCGCACAATTCACCTTCTGCTTACTCATTTCCCAGCACCTCAGCTTCCGCAAGCAGTGCCGGATATTCCGCAGGATCGATTTCCGACAACTTCGCAGCGCCATGCTTTTCCAGTAGGTCCCGAACTTTGGCGGTGTGACCGGCCCGGCTCTTTTCTGCAAGAACAGCTCTGACCGCTTCAAGGCTGATTGGCTTTTCATCCGGTGCAGGGACTTCCGCTTTCGGCCGATCCGTAGTATGGGCATCGCCGTTACCGCTAAACGAGTCAGCAAGCGACTCCGATATGCTGATAAGCGCTTCGCCGCAGCGCTTTAGCTCAGTAACCACAAGAGAAAGTTCACTTATCTTGCTCATCCGAGTTTCCTCCTTCCGTCTTTTTTCTGTCCTGCCGCGAAAGCATCGTTAGCTTCCGGGCAAGGCGTTTTGACACCACGCTGATGGCGGTGAGGACATCCGCCAATTCCTCGTCCATCTCACGGTCG